GCCATGGTGCCTGCAGTTATGTTAGCAGCCGGGAGGCCACTACAGTTGGTTAGAGTACCCGACGCTGGGGTGCCGAGCTGTGGCGCCACCAGAACCATACCACTGGCCATGGTGCCTGCAGTTATGTTAGCAGCCGGGAGGCCACTACAGTTGGTTAGAGTACCGCTTGCTGGGGTGCCCAGTGCAGGCGCTACCATGGTTTTGTTTGACAACGTATCAGCAGAACTAATTGTTGGAACCGCAACACCACCGACCGCTATAATACCAGCGGCTGATCTTGTGATTGCGGTATCAGTCTGATCTGCTGCGCCAATTGTAATTCCATCAATATAGAGGCTCTTGTAGTGTAGGGCACTAGTGCCAAGATCTACATCACTATCGGTCTCGGGGCGCAATACGCCGTCAGACAGCGTTACTTGAACTGCGTTATCTGCTTTAAAATCAATTTCGTTTGCTGTACCAAAATCAATAGCAGTTTGAGTGTCCTCTCCCAAGATTAGATCGGTTGCAAGAATAGAGGTAATGCCAGTTTGAGCAGCCTCAACTGCAAAGGTGCGACTTGCAGCAATAGTACCACCACCACTTAGGCCGGTGCCCGCTGTCAAGGTAACACCACTGTGGGCGATGTGCTCGTCAGCAACAAAATCACTAAAACCATCGTGAAAAGCTCCACCTGAAACTGCAACTGCAGTTCCGCCGACGGTAATCGCATCAGCCTCAAGAGTGCCATGGAAGAAGCCATCATTGAACTCAGCGCCAACCTTACCAAGGCTTAGACCCGTATCGGTTACGGGATATAGGTGCGTTGCGTCTAGAGTCAGTTCCGTAGCGTTGTTGATTTTGAAGTCAATTTCGTTTGTTGTTCCAAAGTCAATGGCAGTTTGGGAATCTTCCCCTATAATCAAACCCGCGGCATAGATCGATGTGATAGCAGTCTGGGCTGCAGCCATTCGGGCCGCGGCAAGGGTTCCAGAACTAATATTGCTAGCACTGGTAGTGTCCGTGGTTGCACTGGCAGCTAGGCCATGACTAGCAATGCTAGTTACAGCGCCTGATAGTTTTGATGTAGCGATTGCTGCAGATGCATCAACGCTAGCATTAACAACAGCGTTTGCTGCCAGTTCCGCCGCGCCGACAGCATCATCATCAAGCTGAGCTTGCGACACTGAGTTGTTGGCCAAGGTTACGGCGCCGGAATCACTGGCTGTAAGATCACCTGATAATGCAGAATAAACATATTTTTTCATACGACTCAGGGCCGCCTTTCGATTGGTGCCACCTGCTCCGTCGTCAACAATGAGCAGATCGGCATCAACAAGATCGGCGTTGATGTCTGACATGCCATCAATATCAAGATCAATGGTAAGCGTTGTACTACTGGCAGTAGTTGAAAGACCGGTTCCACCAGCAATAGTAAGAGACTCAGAATCGAGATCGATGTCGAGAGTGCCACTATCACCAGCAAGATCAAGATCCGATGAACCAACCTGAGAATCAACATAAGCTTTGATTGACTGCTGAGTTGCGAGAGCGGTAGCGCTGTTAGAGTTCAGGCCGTTTTCGGCCAGAATTGATACTGCAGCAGGCGCGGCTGATCCGCCGGAAACATTACCAATAACCTTCATGTTTGCAAGGCTTGCCATCTTGGCTAACGAAACACCGGAGTCCTTTAGCTCAATACCCTTACCAGTTGACATTTCTGCAAAATGGTCAGAATGAGCACGAATGTCTGCATAAGCAATACGACCACTGCTCATACTAGTATCAATACGCTGATTAAGTTTTATGGTGTTCTGTACGAATGATGCTGCAGTAACAGCAATATCCGTCCCTGTTCCCTCGTCATCGTAGAGGTTGCTATTACCATTAATCCCAACCGTTAAAACTTCGTGACCGTTTGCAGTCCCTGACATCGAAAAAGACAATGTCGCAGTCTTATTGCTATTGGATATCGAAATCCCAGTTGGAGTCGCGGAACCAATAGTCGCGGCGCCGCCAGCTACACTAAGGCTGAAGTCACCTGCGACCATTGCATTTGCAGATGCATCAGTATACATCGCCCTGCCAAAAGTGATGGCAACTGTTGAGTTGTCGGCGGCCACTGATAAAGAAACCGGTGATTTCGGATGAAGTTTAGCACTAGTGTGCGCTGCGGTGTGGGCTTGCCCGTCTACATCATAGATCGAAGTATCAGAAGCTGAGTCAATGGAGACCGTCTCGGCACCAGTGGCTTGATCTAGCTTAGATCCATTGCCAAGGGTCAAAACCCAAACAGACTGACTAGTCTTAGAGATCGCAGTTGGCACTCCGGCAGAATGGCTGGCGCGGCCTGAAGTACCAGGGGTTATCGTGACAGAAAAGTCATTCACGTCAAGATCGCCTGAGCCGCCACCAATTCCGGCAGAATTTGGGTAAACTGCTTCGCTAAACGTAACTGTTGCCTGCGTGTTGTCCGCGGACATGGCAACTGAACTGATTGTTGGGGCATGCGCGTTTAGAGAGATCGTATGATTGGAACTCTGTGAAACTGCCGCATTACCAGCTGCATCCCAAATTGATGCCGAAGAATCGGCCGCGTGCCTAGGTTGAATTGTCAAAGTTTCCGAGCCATTTGCAGTACCTGTAAGGCCGAGACCTAAACGATAAACATTGCCTGATGGGTTCGCGATGCTCGTTGGGAGCGCGGCGACGGTTGCAGTGCCTCCAGATATCGTTAATCTAAAATCTGCGGCTGTCAACGAACCAGAGCCGCCGTTAGTGCTGTAGACCGCCTCACTAAAAGTAACATCCACAGTTGCGTTGTTAGCTGCAATCGTTGGTGCGCTACTAAACGATGGCGGGGTCGAATCCGCTGATGCACCACCGGACATGCCTGAAACATCAAAAGAAGTCGCATAATTTGTAGTAATAGTTACGTTTCCTGCGGTTCCATGATTATCGTTTGTAAGCGATACGGTATCGCCACTAACCGTTGCAGTTATCTCAATTGGAAGCGCGTTGATCAGCTTCTTTAAGGCATCTGCTAATTCGGCGGCCGAGTGATCGCCGGACGAAGCCTCATATTCTGCAGAATAAAGACTTCCGTATTGGGAGTCTCCCCACGCACTTAAGGCAGCATAGTTATTCTGGTAGAAATGGCCATACCCGTACTTCAAGCGGCCGAACTCCTCTGTCGAGCTACCTGTAGTGGTCCAAGTACCACTGTGCCTATCCAAGCTAAAACTCAAACCACCATGTGCTGCGCCGCGGTCTGTACCAGCTGGTGAAAGAACCTTAACACTCTTGGTGGTGTTAATGTTGGTTGCGGCGGAACTACTAGATCCCCAAGGTGAAGCTGTGATTGATGCACTGTGATTGTCTGCGGCGTCTTGAATCGCTTTGGCGATGTTCCAGATAATTTCGCCGCGAGGATAGGATGAATCAATTTCTGTCGCGTCAACATCAATCTCATACAACAGCGGACTAGTCGAAACTTTACGCAAGTGGCTGTCATAACCAGCAGAAACGGTACTACCAGAAGCGGATCCGCCTGCGCCCTTGAATTGAATGTTGATTAACACGTCGCCTGTTGAGTCTGAAACTACTAACTTTGCAGGGTAAAGTGAGCTATCCATTGCCCAAGAGTCTTCCCATTGAGAGGCGGAAAAGCTGTTGCTTGAGTCGCCTATCATGAAATAAGATACTGGACGTGAACTCGAAGTCGAACTGGTTGACTCCGTATAAAGTGTTGCGATGTTGGAGGCCGTTGTTCCTACCTGGGCCGCGGTGCTGTCGGTTTCGATGGTGACTTGACTGTGAACAGTCCCCTGACCATCATCTAAAACTATTGTTTTGTCGTCGACGTTCGGATTGGTGTTAACGACAATTGTTCCTGTTGCTTGTGCCATAATATTTTATCTCCTTATATATTTGTTATGGTGACAAAAATATACTGTAAACTTTATTGTAAACGTGAAATAAAATATAAAATAAGAATAGCTAATTTAACAAAAAACTAATGAATGTACGAACCGTACGCAACTAAATACAACTCAAAAAAACAAAACGACAAAAATTATTCAGTTTCTTTCTTAATTAAAACCAAACCGTCTGAACCATCTGAAGGCAAACCGACTACATAAGACCCCTCTTCCCCTAGCGGGGCAAATTCTTTTACAAGGCCTGTTTTGACTTCTTCAAACAAACCTATCAATCTATCAAGCTCCTCTCTGACAGGCTGCATATTTTTGTGAAAATTCAAGTAATGAGTACCCGCAACATGCTCCACATTAATAGACCTTTTTTGTAATTCTCTAAATTGGCCTAGCGCCTCTTCTGGCAAAACTATAACCGCCGGTGGCGGTGTGTCATCTTCAGGGGCTGTAATTGTAGGTTCCACCTCTTTCGCCTGATCTTCGCTATGGGCCTCGTTTTCGATCATTTCTTTTAATTCTTGCTTAAGTTCTGGATCTTCCACTTTCCCCAGCAACTTTTTAAGCTTCTTTTTTACATCTGCCATTATCTTAAACATTCTCCTTTATCCATAAAATAGTTTTACTGTAAGTTTTCCTGTATCATTTCTTTTTGGTCCAAAATAAACATCTCGGACGTTTTTATGCTTTAAGAGTTTTTCGATATTCGAAAAAGAGAGAAAGCCCACATCAATGCTAAAAATGCACCCTGAAATTTTCTTGTGAGAAGTCCAGAAAACCTCTATATGAGGATCCTCATCAATAGTCCCTCTTATCAGCTCTTCTGACTCCTCAATTGAAAACTCCGATCTTGGTCGACCTCTCTTTTTCCACCCGTCGAAAAAACCCATAAATTCCCCTTAAGAAAAAAGTATCTTTTTTAAATTTCTAACCAAATTATCAAATTTACAAAAATCTGAATCTAAAAACTCGAAAGACTTCATTTTACAATCATTATTCGGATCTAGAAACTCGAAATGAAATTTTCCACTAGATAACCTGCTACAGCTGACGAGCTTATACCCTTGCAGCTGCAAGTACGCGGCGATGCCAATATCGCTTGTCACAAATACCCCTTCTTTATCCATTGTGTGCCGCTCCTAACTTTCTAATTAATACTCATATATAAATAGTCAGCTCCGTCGGTTTCGAACAGAAGTTTAAATTTAGTAAGAATTTTGAAAATCACTAATCTGTAATTTTTTGCAAGATTCCGTCAGTCTCTGGTTCTTCTGGGATCTTTATCTCGAATGGCGCATTCATTGGAATCTTATTTTTCTGCTTAATATCTGCAGCCAGTTGATTCATCTTAAATTGCACATCGTCAATATCTCTCATCACCTTTGACCTTGTCATCTCGTATTGAACGCAAAATTGAGCTAAATAATTTTGAATTTCATATAGTTCGGTGCGTGCACTGAAAAGCGCCTCCATGTCCTCCCAGGGGATAGTAACTTGATCTGGGAGATCCTCTAGGGGGATATCCTGTGTGGCCACAAGGCCTTTCAACTCTTGCAGGGAGTCGCTATTAAGCAATTCTTTTGTTTGTGTTTCTGACAATCCCATATCCTTGCTTAAAGATGTAATTTTGCTTAAAACAGCATTAAGGGATTCTTGTACGTTTTGGTCCATTATTTCTCCTTTTCTAATTGGTACCTTTTGGTTCTTTTTTAATCTTCCTTCAAGTATGATATATAAATATCATCAAGAATGTTTACGTCTTCGTTAAACACGATCGTTTGAGAGTCCACAACCGTGTATTCCCAGCCTAAACCGGGTGTTTGTAAGATTCTGTTTTTAAAGACAGTTTCTGAATTTTGCTTTATTTTGTTTGCCGCTGTAAAAGATCTCGAAACCGGAGGGAGCCCTTCTGGTGGCGGTGTGCCGCTCTCCTTTAACACCTCCCTAAAAGCGAAAACTTCTGTTATTGTTTGATTTGTGATGTTTTGAATTAAATTTAATCCTTTTATGGTTGCCTCAAGCTCCGCTTTTGAAACGTAGGCATCATGAGCGTGTTCTCCAGATCCCCCGCCGGATCCGGCACCGACTGCAGGGACATTGCTGAGTAGTGCCGCTAGTGGGGCCAATGTCATGCTGCGCAAAGGACCAGTGCCCGATAAACCATAGTATTTTCCATATTCATGCTCCGGAATCTCTGATAACGAAATCCTTTCTCTTGGGATCTTCACTTCAACCGCATTTTCACGTATTGCATAGTATGGCTTTTCTCGATTAGGGCCCTCACCGACCAAATAACCAATGACCTCTATCGGGACAGTGGTATCGAACCTTCTCTCTTCCGAGCCGTAATTCGAGATGTTGGAATTTTGGGTAATACTCTTCCCTACAAAGGCCTCGTAGCGGTGTTCGCCAGATTGGACGTTAATTGCATTAACCGTCCCCGGCATGGTCATAAAAGGTATCACTAAATCATTCATCTGCTGTTGATATTCCGTTCTAATCATTATATCATAGTTTACTACAACATTTACAGGCATTGGGGCAGAAATGGTGCGATAAACAATCTTATTATTTATTCTACGCGCATTTGGGTCTCCTGTCAAGTTAAAAGCGCCTGATCTGGCAAAGTTTTTTGTCTTTTCCTGATTTATTACTCGGTGAGTGCTTAAAGACCCGCCCTGTTCGTCATTGTATCCCGGAATATTACCATGAAAAGCCGCGCGCTTGGCGAAACTTTTATCTATATTTTTTCGCACAACTGTTATTAGAGGGTATTTAAGCATCCCGCCCTTATCTCTAATCTCACTCTCTCTCTTACTCTGGAAGCCTCTTTCTGATCCGGCCCAAATGACAGGGACTCGCTTATAGCCTTCATTTGTCTCCGTAAATAGGTTCAGCTTTTGGACATATTTCAACATCGCAGCGTCAATTGTCTCTATTGTTGACGGCTCGAAATAGAGCTTTAGCAAATTCTTTTCTTTATCGTAATCAACGGCCATCGAATAGGCCCTCCCTCGCCCTCACGCATGACGCGGCGATCTCGAACTTCGAATCAACCTGCCCAAAAAGCCACTTTGGCTCAGTTAAGGTTAAAATTTCATAATATGAACTGCCGAAAAGCACAAAATCACCCTCTCGGACGAATACATCTTGATCCTCTGTCAACCTTCTCTTGTGAAATAACACCGATATCTTCTCAATACGATCGATACCAAGAGGGGTCGCGGTAGTGGCTTCACTCTCATATTTTACCATAGCATGAACCCTTATTGCAGGTAAAAAGGATTTATTAATCGCTTCACCATAAATATCATGATAATTTGTGTGAGTTATGCTCACCGGATAGTATAACACCGTCTGACCTATTACTCTTTCTATGACTTCGTCATTAATCTGCTTTACAAAGTCCTTTTCCCTGTCCCCAGTAAACATAGGAGGAGGCGCATTATCTGGCTGTTTCCACTTGTTGTCATCGGACATATTCTATTACCCCACGAAAATAAAGTTTGGAACATCTTCAAGAACTTTTGACGCGTTTTCCAATAGCTTACTTTGGTGTTCCGATAGTTTAACGTATGTTAGCTCTTCAAGTGTCTTTTTTAATTCTTCTCGAAGCTTATCCTGCTCCTGCTTAGCTTCAGTCAAGAGCGCGGTCCCATTCAGCTGTATAGTGCTACCCGGAACTGGGATGTTCCCAAACTTGCTTCTAACTTGTCCTAAAATTTCTTTACATAAAGACAAGGCAAATCGACGAATCCACTGTTTTCCAATCGCGTTTATATTAGTGAACGGCAAGTTCCCAAGAGGCAAGGTATTCATATTATTCACCCCATCAACTGATGGATCTTCATTGTTCCAAGCGTCATGAGGTATACTAAACTCTACCCACATCTTTCTCGGAGAAAAAGTCCTAGGAGTCGGAAATATCCTCAATTTATCATTATTTCGAATCTCATAGGAAAAGTGGGACATTCTTGTATAGATGGAGTCTTCAAACGAAAGCGCTTGCTGCTTGTTCTGCCACGATGGAACTAATTCAAACGAGGAATCATCTGAAAATTGCCCATAATTATGAAGATTCCCTATTACATTCAAACCTCCGTAGTACCCATAAAACCTCCACATCGCATGAGGGGTCTTATAGTATACCTTTTTTACTAAAATCTTTTTACCTTGCAGTTTTCCCTCCCACTTCGAACCAGACGAAGCTGCAGTAATTATTGCATTAAGGTCGTAATCTTGTTGCTCTGTCACTGTGTCAAAAGAGGCTGAAAACTGCTCCGAACCCATAAGGCCTAACTCTGCGGAAACTCCTGTTGCTATTCTTCGAGTCATCGAATAGTCAAATTTTGGATATTTTAATGCAACATGGGAACCACTCAAGCTTCCACTCAGACTCCCGCTCATCAAATTACCCTTATCATCAAAGGATCCAGTGGTATTACCCATAGCATCAGGCAAAACATTTGTAGCCTGATGAATGTTCACTAAATAAGAATATTCCAAGACAGCCTCTTCGTATGCAGCATATACATTACCGGGAGTAAGTTCAATATCCAGAACATCGCCCCCAAGCTTCTTGTACACATAAGAAACTTGGTCGACGGCGCCAGAAACAAATTCCATGGAATATAAAGGTGAGGGCGTCTGGTCGTCTGAATATATTTTATAAGGTACTGACTGATTAACCGCAGTTAAACTTCCAGTAGAAGGCAATACTACTGTGCTAATCGCGCTCGATGGTGTTAATGTGGGTGTAGACATACATTTGGTCCTCGCTTAAAGCATGCTTATAACAAACTAAATAGTTAACGGACCTAATAAAAACCTAACCTTCTGGTTTTGTTTTCTTTGCTCGTGATTTACGAGTTGTGGTCGCAGTCTTTTTGGTTGGAGTGCGACGTTTTTTTGTGGCTGTGGACTTTGCAGTCGTTTTCTTCTCGGGTGCTTTTTTGGTGGTCTTTTTTGGCTCTTCCTTTTTAGGTGTTGCCTTGGCTTCTTCGATGATCTCCTGCACCTCATCAAGTTTTTTGTCAACTATCTGCACAACTGTGTCGACAGTGTCGTGAAACTTACCAGCATAAAGTTCGAAAAAATCAGCGAACTTGGCGCTATACTTTTTTGCGAACTTTGCTGGGTTTCTAGTTATTCTTGTTTTCTTGCTCATTATTAGGCTATCGTTACAACCTTTATGGTTGGGGCTGCTTCGACACCCTTTACGCTGATCGGCGTAATTGTAACAGTATAGTCACCTGCAGCAAGCGCATTTTCGCAAACGTTTGTTTGCGCTTCGTTACCACCAGCGTCAACTGTTGCAATGGTGTTTCCATCTCCACTTAGGGTACGGACACCCGCATCTTTTAGTTCCTGCAAAGTTCCGTCGGCTGCGGCAACTGTGTACTTAAACTTATTACGAGCATTAAGCCAAACCTGCGCGTCGCCGGGAGCATTTCCTGCTACGGGGCCACCGGCGATGATGTTTATATTTAATTGCTTACCTGCTCCGGCACCATCGGCATCGACGGCGAGATTGGCATGATCAGCTATGGTTACTAGTGAGTCGGCTTGATCTCTAATCGTGACTGTTTTAGTGAAGCGCTTTTTGTTGTTTGTATCTACTGCAACTTTTATAGTGTTTTTACCAACAGCTAAAATAGCTGGGGTGTTTGCAGCAGAAACAACAATTTTTGAATTGTGACCATCTGCGTCGAGATTCACTGCCTCACCGATAGCACCTTTGGTCTGAGTTTGCCCATCAACTGTAGTCGGGCCCGCGAAATCGTCGACATCAGTCACGTTGTCTATTAGCGGCAAAACTGTTCCGTTTAGGGTGACCTCTAATTTAGTGCCATCCACGACATTACCATCAACCAAGCATTTAAAAGTGAATGTTCGATTGGCGGCTGGCGTCACCTCTAGCGCACTAATAAAAGGGTCCATCCCGGGCACATCGACAACGTCAGCGTCTCCCGCGGGGTCGGTGAGCGGATCACCTGCTTTTTCGAGCCATGATCTATATTTCTTTATGAACTTCATACCCGAAGTCATTATTCTTCTTTTCTTACCCATGTTAGAGTGTCCTCCTAAAGTCTAAAGGTTATACAGTATAATTAGTAGCCAGATTTGGGAATAGAACAAAAAGAAAAGCCCCGTTGCAAAAACAACGGGGCCGATCTTTAGATGACTATAGGTTAGGACCTATTAGCCCTCTTCGCCTAGGAGACCACGTACAACAACGAGGCCATACATATCAGGGCGAACCATCTTCTTCGCATAGCGCGTCATGACGCCCTTACGAGGTACGAAATCTTCCGTACCGAAGATGGTAGGAGTGACCTGCAGTGGTACGTACGGGGCGTACACATAGCCACTCTCAAGGAAGGAGCTTCCCTTACGACCAACAAGGATCACGTTGCGGAGGAAGTAAGGATCAACATAAACCTCGAATTTCTTCGAGAGAGATCCTGCCTTCAAAGCACCAATGTTGCCCTTGTCAGCATCAGCGGTAACGCTTGCGCGGAAGCCACTGGTAAACTCAAGGATGTTTGCAACTTCTGGACCGCAAACAACAAAGTTTGCACCGCCGCGAAGTGTCTTTCTGTGAATCTGAGCACTAACATCGTTGATAGTCTCAATGAGTGTCTCATACCACTCACTGACCGTACCAGTGAAGTCAGGGGCTGCAGCCTGAGCACCCACCTGGGCACCTGCGCTGTTCACAAACAAACCTGGAGCGCGGCTCCAGTAGCGAACACCTGCGGTAGAACCACGAACAAGCTCACCAAGAATTTCCTGGTCGATCTCAAGAGCAATCTGCTCTGAAAGAATACCAGTCAACTCAACCTCAGCGTCGAGGTTGTGATAAGCGTTAAGGTCCTGCCCAAGTTCTGGTGACCACTTAGCCTTGAGCTTCTTGGTCTGTGCCGTCACAGCAACACTGTCGACCTTGATGTCGATCTCAGCGATGGTGTTCTTGCTTCCAGAAGAACCGACATTACCAATAGATGGTGATGGCTCTTCAAGGCCCCAGATGTCAGCTCCAACTAGAGCACCCAAGCTGTTGCTCGCGGCGCGGATCTCATCCCGGGATGGGCCCTGGAGAGCTACCGTACCGGCGGCTCCGTGCATGGCCGCGATCCACTCAGCATGAGTGACCGCATCTCCCGCTGCAGCGTTCGGAATTGCAGCTTCAATCTTGTCGCGAAGAGCATCTACCTGCGCATCCGAAAGGCCGTCAAAGGAGGCCTGCGTGGTGTCGGTGGCGTTCGCTAGGCCGTTGTCGCCGTCAGTGCCCAAATCAAGCGTCACGCCTGGCTCAATGACCAAGCGTTTGAGACCCGTAATTGATCGCAGGCCATCGGCGCTGCTATCCAGGGCGACACTAGTTAAGCGACGGACAACCTTAAAAGTGATTGCCTGAAGGTCACGGTCACCGACGGTCATACCGGCGATGGCGCCGCCGCCGGATTGGAAGACGACTACTTCGCTACCATCCTTCAAAGTAAGCTGAAGGGTGCCAGGATTGGCTCCTTGAACTGCTCGCCACTTTGGGGTTAAAGCCTGCGGAACACCTGGGTCCAACTGTCGCCGCGTAGCCTTCTCGGCGTCGGACTCACCAGTCGTCAGTGCAATACCTGTAGGGCTGGATGGGGCGCCGCCTAAGGTGAGCAACACATGGCTTGCAACATCAGGATCATAATCAACATCTGCTCCTGTTGCAGCCGTGGACACAGCTCCGATGCCAGCTCCACCGGCGTGGGTGACGGAGACTGCTCTCATTTCAACACTGGCAGATGAACGACCAGTTCCCAAGTTGTAGAAACCACCTTCTGGCTGGACGCCGTCGATGATTTCGCTTGCGACTGCTCGGCCGCCGTACACCGATTCGCCAGCGCCGAAACCAGCGCGGCCGTCCTCATGAGTAAAATCCATGAAGAATATAAGACCTGACGGCAAGCTCATTGGCTGAACCGAAATAAGGTCATTTGCGATCAATCCACCGAATACACGACGGACAATCGGAAAAGCAACTGCTGCGAAGCCTTCGACGTCGCCAGCTGCCATGGATGAAGCCTCGCGAAGAAGCTCCTTAGCTTGATTTTCTAAAAGGCAAGCCATACCTTGTTTAGCGCGATCATTACCTAACCCCTCTAAAAGACCAGTCTTTTCCCACTTGGTGAGAAGAGCTGCGCCCTCACGAGAGACGTCACGGTTAATCACGCCTTCTGTTAATCTTTGTAATACAGACATTGTTTGATAACCTCCTTAATTTATGTCTTTTCGATACCTGCTAGTTTCTGCAATCTATGATACAGCGGATTGCTAGCTTCCGAAGTTTTTTGCTCCTGCCTTCCGGCAGCAACCAACAGCGAAGACCGATTAATGGCGGCTTCTGTTAAGCTGCCTGGGCCCTTTACTGTCTTTGTTGCGTTTGCAACAGTTTCTTGAAGCGTTTGAAATAGTTTCTTTGCTTCATTTACGGTATCAGCTTTTGAAATCGCTTCGACAATTCTTCGTTTTTGCCGCTCATTCAAGGAGGTGTTTTCTAAAGTCTGATTTATGTACAATAACTTCGCGTTCGATACATTTGATTGTTCCAACTTTTCATGCAAAGTGCCTATCGTACCTTTTAGTTTGCCATTTTCGTTCTGCAACTTTAAACTGGCTGAACCTACTAACTTGCTTTCTTTCGTTAGTTCCTTTACTCGCGCACGCAGAGTTTTGAGCTCTTCTGCTCTCTCTGTGTCATTTTCGCGAGCTAATATCATATTTTCATATTCTCTTGTAATGCTGTCGGGCGTTCCAGCCCAACCCGACTTAACGGGGTCAAAATCAACTTTCATTGCCTCAAGAAGCTCATCAATATTAACTTCCCCGTCTTCGTCTTCAAAATCACTTAAATCTATTATCCCCTCTTGCAAGGCCATTCCGCCAGCTTCTGCGCCCATTTCGCCCATCGCTGGTTCGGCGCCCATGCCGCCCATCGCTGGTTCGGCGCCCATTGCTGGGGCTGGACCTGTTGGGGGTGCCATCTCGGCTGGTGGTGCAAATGCTGCATCATCGCCACTGGCCATGGCTTCAAGATCTTGGATGCCTATCTCTATTTCGTCATCGCCGTCTGGGTGAACCATTTGATCAAGAGATGCCTTTTCTTCCTCTGCTGCTATTTTATCAAATTCTGCCTCAAGCTGATCAAGATCAATCTTTATTAATTTATTATCGTCAGAATCAGTCGAAAAGGCGTCAGGAAGGTCTTCTATAAAATCAATTTCATCTGGTAGGCCTGCAGGTTGGGCTCCAGGTTCTGCCGGGACTTCGGCCTCTCCAAGGATATCAGACATCGTATTCTTTATTTCTTGTGAATACTTCTCTATAACAAGGTTTTCCGCGTTCTTAAGCGCAGCGTCCTTTAACGCCTTGGCATCAACAATTGCTTGCTCTAGTAATGACGACATCTTTTAACTCCTAAACAACACACGTATATACAACAGAGAATAGTTCTCTTATTAATTAGTAGTTAAAAATTTAAAAAGGAATGAAAAGTTTAGAAGGTTGTACAGGCGGCATATATCTTAGCCTGATCGTTGGCATGGTCGCCACCCGTACAAGTAAAGCGGACCTTATCAATCCCAACAATTGGGATCACAGCAAACTTGCCAGCCTCGTCGAGCACGACGGCATTTCCATGAATGTCTTTGTCCAAGGCAATGGGCTTGAATATTGGCACCAAGGGGTCACCTGCATAGGTGGCTGCAGCGTAGCAAAGGCCGTGGACTGTCAAACCGGTAGGGTCGCTGTTGTCTGTCTTGGCGAAGGAATCAAGATAAACAATTAGAAATCTCTGATTTTCAGTTTCGACGTCAACTGGGACTTCATGGAAGACGCTTTTAGGTGTACCGGCTGCGTCGATTCCTGCGCGGAATTTAGATAGTATGTTTTTTGGTGTTCTCGTTCTTCCCCAGGATGACCATTTTACGTGTCCGGGGTTATTATCGTTATAAGCCATTA